ACCGTTCGGGATGATGCTGCCGCCGGTGCCAGGCACGAAGAGCTCGGGGCCGCGCTCGCCGACGAGGTACGGCGTGCTCCCCGTGACCGGCCCGCCCTTCGCGCGCGGCTGAAGGCCAGCCAAGGCGGCCGATGCGAACTGCCCGACGATGCCGGAGCCGCCTGCGAAGGCGCCGAAGAAGGATGTGAGCAGCTGCTGGGCGGCGAGCTCAGCCAGCATCCGGCGGATGACGCCGATGAAGCCCGAGAGCATCCCCTTGAGGCCGTTCTCGAAGGGGTCGAAGAGGAACTCGGCGAAGGATGACTGCATCGCCCGCGCGGCTTCTTCCGCAAAGACGCTCATGCGCGTGATTTTTTCGCCGAACTGCCGCTCGTTGGACTTCATGACCTGCTCGACGACATCGTCGGCCATGGTGTCGGAGACTTTCTTCAGGACTTGGTCGGTTTCGCGCAAGAGGTCGGCCTGCCAATCCGCGAGCGCCTTGGCTCGCTCAGCGTTCTGAGCGGTGCGCAGGTTCTTTATGTAGGTTGCAAGCGACTCCTCGGACGGTTTTTTTGCCGCGATTTCCTCCGGCCCCTTGGTGGAGAGTCTGGACCTCAGGATTGCGGAATAAGCCATGGTCATCTGCTCTTCCGAGAGATTTGGCTTGAACACGCGACCAAAACGAGACCCCATCGAGCCCGCAGACTGCGGCTTTGACGCGGCTGCTGAAAGCAGCCCCATTTCCCTTCCGACCTTCATGACCTCTGTTGCAGCCTTAGCGGCGTACTCAACGACTCGCGAGAAACCGTTGGCAAGGGTTGCGGTGAAAGAGTTGGCCGCGGAGACAAGCGCCGGGTCTTTTAGCGCCTTGTTCAGTCGGTCAATCGCCTGCGCGCCTTCGTTGGTCTTTTTGGCTGCTTCGAGAATTTTTCCGAAGGCAGCGGTGAGCGCGGCGCCGGTAAAAAGACCAAAGGCAAGATTCATCGCCTTGCCCGTGATCTTCGCCGTGCGCTCAACGGTCTTGAGGCCGTTGGTCGCCGAGCGGATGGCGTTTGCGGTTCTGTCTACCGCAGTGATTTGGACTTCTGCGCGCGCCATGCCTGCTCCTGAGCTTCCTGCTCGAGCTTTGCAGCGGCGAGCAGGTGGTAAAAGTCACGCTCTGTCATGTCGAAGATTTCGGCGGGTAGGACGCTGAGCCGTAGCGCGAGAGCGTAGATCGCGTGAAGCCCAGCGTCCTTTCTCAGTTTCCCTCGGCCACCTCGACCGATTCAACCGTGCCGCCATTCATCGCCGAGACGATGCGGGCGATGATGTCGGGGTCGTAGTCGTTCATCAGGTCGCGGCGCTCGGCCTTGCCGAAAACACGAGCGCCTGACTTGTCCCGCGCGCGAACCTGGAGGGTGACCGCCATCGCCTCGAGGTCGAGGATGGTGTTGTCGCCGTCCTGCTTTGCGAGCAGGAAAATCTCCCGCCGCTCAGCAAGGGTCATGTCAGCCCAGTACCAGATCGAGGTGCCCCACTCCGGGACAGGCACCTCCAGAAGCGCCTCAGGCGAGCGCCGCTCCTTGAACTGCGCCTGCGCCCGCGCCTTCCATTCGCTCATGAGGTCGCAACCGTAAGGGCGCCGTTGCCCACGAAGTTGAAGGTGATCTCGGTGATGGCGCCGCGCTGCACGTTGCGGGTGATTTCGGTGATGAGTGCGTTGCCGCTGTAGCGCGTGGCACCGGCGCCGACGCCCTCGGGGGCGAGCACGAGCGAAACGTTCGCGCCAGGGGCGAGCGCGACTTGGCCGGAGGTGTCGGTCTCGTCCCAGAACGCGGTCACGTTGCCGGACCAGCCTTTGATGGCCGTCACGTTGTAGGTCTTGTCGAGGTCCGCGAGGTTCGTGTCCTCGGCGTACTCGGCGGACGCGGTGAAAGAGAAGCCCGTCACTTCCGCGACGGTTGCGGAGGCCACGCGGACGAGGCCCTCCGAGCCATGATGATTAGCCATTGTCGTGATCTCCTGAGGTCATGAAATAACCGAACCCGCGTCGGCTTCGCTGGTGCGGTACTGCACCCGGAACTGCATCCGCGCCGAGCCGATGGGGGCGTCGCCGTCGAATGTGTGCGTGATGGCGGTATCGAGCAGGATGCAATCCTTCACGAGGCCGCCGAGTGTGTTGTCTGCGCCGATGGCGTTTTCGACGTTGGCGCAGAGGTTGTCCAGCCGATCGTCGAGGTGGCGCGAGTCGCGGGCGACGCACTCGACGACCAAGACGAGCTCGCGGCCAAGGTGGCGCGGGGCGGTCAGCGTCGAGGATGCGTCGCTCACGATTTCGCTGTTCGTGTAGACGAGGGCTGCGGATACGGTGCCGGCGGCGAGCGGGTACACGCGCGAAGCCGACACCGAGTCGGCCACATGGGCGGCCTCAAGGATGCTCACCACGCGCTCGCGGATGGTGCGGCGGGCGTGGCTCATGCGGCCTCCTGCAGGAGGTACATATTCGCTTCGGTGATAAGGTTGTCGCCCGCCTCGGTCTCGAGGTTGGCCTCCTCGGCAAAGTCGAGGTCAAGGTCGATTTCGAGGCGCAGGACGGTGACGCCGGTGCCGTCGTGCTGGAAGTTGCGCACGATGTAGCCCGTTCCGTCCACGATAAGCGCGTCGCCGAGCGAGATCTGGCAGGCAAGGCTTGCGGTCTGCACGGTGAAAACGGGAAGGGTTGAGGCGAACTCGGCCTCGGCGACATCCACGCCCACATAGGCGCTGTCGAAGATGCCGATAAGGTCATAGTTGCGACCCCGCGACCGATAGCGCGCCTTCACCGCCCAATCGGACAGCGAGAACATGGCGGCGCGATCGGCGGCGGTCTCAACGGGCATACTCAATCCTCCAGACCTCCGATGTCGGGGTCTGCCCTGCCCAAGTTACTTTTCCGCTGAGCACTCGGCAAAACATCTGATGCCAGTCGGCATACGGGCGCGCGGAGGGGTGCAGGTCGATGCCATCCCAAAGGTCGGGGTAGTCGGCGGCGGCAAGGATGAGGGTGCCTTTGGTGACCCGCTCAAGCTCCCGCAGCCCGGGCTCGATGTCCGGCTCCAAAATGTGCTCAAGGACATCCACGCAGACGACGACGTCGAAAGCGGCGGCCGGGAACGGGAGCGAGTGGATCTCGGCGTGCACGACTCGCTTGCCGTCGCAGAGCTCGGGCACGGCCTCGGTTCCCTGGACCGGGCCGAAGCCTGCGGCCTCAGCGGCGGCTAGTAGCTCGCCGCGGCCCGTTGAGACATCGAGGAACGAGCCGCCAAGGCCGGCGATCGTCTTGGTCATGGCCGACAGCCGGCCCTCGGACATCCGATATTGCGAATGCCGCCCGTAGACGTCCCGGTACTTCTGGACCTCAGCCTGCCTTGCGTCCACGTTTCACCTGCTGGGTTGAGGCGAGGGGCGCATCGGCCTCTACAACCGCCGGAGCGGGCGCAGGGGGCGTGTAGGCCCGAGCCCAGCCCTTGCGGATGGCCTCGGATGCAAAGGCCGCATCGACCTCCACAACGCGCCCGGGCTCGAGGGAGACGCCGCGGTACCCGCGACCTCGGATCATTTCAATTTGCATAGGGTTTGAACCATTGTTGAGCGGGGCCGGATGCGACCGAGACGATATCGGGTCGCGTCATGTAGTCGCGGACTTTCTTCCAGGCGTGGGTCGCGGTGACGCCGAGCTCGAGGCCGCGGTAGCCCGGGGGAGAGTGCCAGTAGCGGCGCGACTGGGTGTAGTCGTCCACGCCGCAGAGGATGATTTCGTCGCATCCGATGTAGTCGGCGAACCAGACGGCAACGCCGCCGGAGAAGCCGAGGTCGGGGATGATGCCAGACCAAATATCGGCGACGTCCTTGTGGTGGGTGACGAGCGGAATGCCGTGACCCTGCAGGATTGGCGCAATCTCGCGGTCTTGGAATACCA